ATTATTTGCAACTGCTGTTGTTTGTCCTGCAATTGCTACATTTGCTCCACTTGTAGCATCAGCAATCTGTTTTTGCAAATCTGCTTGTTGTTTTAATAAAGATGCATACTTAGGATTTACGTTTTTAGTTGGATCAGCAAACATAGATGATACTTTACCTGGCATTAATTTATCAAATGTAATATCATGCCCACTATTTAATGCTGTTACAGCTGCTCCAACATCTTGTGCAGTAAAACCTTTATTAGAAGTTTGCATATCTTTTATTAATTGCTGAATCTGAGGATTATTAGAAAAGAAAGAATATAGAGCACTTAATTGCTGCGCTGAAGTTGCTGCTGTTGTTCCTATTCCTTTAATATAAGTTTCATATTGCTGCAAATTTGAAGAATTTGCAGCACCCATAACTAATTGACCAAGTACTTGAGAAAATTGTTTTGCATCTGGTAATGCAGCTGCTAAAGATGCTTTTATTGCAGATATTTGAGTTGGCATCACTCCAAGTCCGCTATTAGGATTTTGATTTCCTGAAGATAAAATTAATTGCTGTAGCTGTTGTGCCTGAGACACAGAAATACCATTTACAGCCATTTGCATATTTACAAAATCATTTACAAGTTTTGAAGCTTTTGCAGGATCTGCACCTGTAATTTGCTTTACTATAAGTGAAAGAGGGTCATCTTTTGGTAAACTCTTAAGAGATTCATTAAAGCTATCCAACTGAATTTTAGTATAAAGAATCCCTTTTGCTAGCTGTGTTTGTTTATTAATAGAATTATCAAGTGCTGGATTAGTGCTATCAGTCATTGTAGAATCAAATATTTTTAAGGCTGTTGTTGTATTAGCAACTGTTCCGCCCATAAATTGAACTGCAGAGGCACTTGATGTAAAATCAGCTTTTGATTCTGCTGCATGCTGTTTTTCTGCAGCCATTAATGATTTAATACCGCCACCAACAAGAGTTAAAGCAGCTCCTGCTGCCATACCCCAAGGTCCGAATCCTGCGCCCATTGATGCACCTGACAATGCATCTGTAATTAAATTACCTCCAGGAAGTTTATTAATAAGCGGGGAAGCCATTTGAGTTACAGCACTCAAGCCCATTCCAATACCCATCTTACCCATCATTCCCATGCTAGAGAATCTAGACATCATACCGCCAACTTTAGAGTTAGCTCCAAATGCCTTGTTAAATATTCCTTGAATTCTTGAAGTTCCAGCAGAGCCATTCAGTCCTTCATCAACACCGTCATGCATTGTTGAAGCAACTTGTTTTCCTTCTGTCAATAAAGATGGAGCAGCTACTGTAACGCCTTCTTTAAGTCCTGCCACATAATCTTCACCTGTTTTAACTCCCTTTTTAGAAGGAGAATTTGCATCTACACCACTTTTGCTTCTTGCACCAGTATCTACGGCTTTTCCAGCTGCTGCACCAGACTTTACAAGCTCATCAAGTCTACTTCCTGGAGTTATCTTCATTCCACTTGCAGATGCTGTATTTTTTAATGCTGCTATATTTTCTGCAGTTTGAAGTTCAGGATTATTGAGAATTGCATTCATATCCAGAGCATAGCCATACCTTTTTGCTCCAATTTCGTGTTGCTTTTTAGCAGTTTCTGGATTAGCAGTAGATATTGGAATAGCACTATCATAATAACCACTATTTAATCTACTTGCTAAAACTTTTTTATTAATTTTTGTTATATATGATTCAGTTATCTTATCTTCTTCAGCAATATTTTTAATGATTGTTGCATGAGTTTTATTATCAGCAACAAAATTTTCACGCATAGAATCAATTTCTTTTTTAAGATCATCAACAGAAATTCCTAGCTCTTTTGCAGTCTTAGCCATTGCTTCTGGATTATTCATGAAAGAATTAATTACGCCAGGGTGTTGAGATATTGACCCACCATAACGATTGATTGCACCCCATTCAGCTTGTGCTTCAGCAGGATTAGATGAATCTTTTATAGAATATGGTTTATTCAATACTGGGGAATAACGAGTTATTAATCTATGTGAGGTATGAGCAGATTCAGTTCTTAAAGCATTTTGTCCTTGCTTGCCTGACTCATCAATGCCTGCTGCAGCTAATTCTTCTCTGATTATATCTTGTTCATCATTTTTACCTAGCCAATACATGCTCTTTATTTTTTTTCTAATTGTGCCTGGGAATGAAGTTACTTCTGCTTTTCTTGCCATATCGGCTGGTGAAAGACCTTCAAATCTTACTGTACCTGATTCTAAGTGTGGTAATTTTCCAGATATCAATGCACTAATAAGAGGAGCATGTGCTTGAGCTTGTTTTGTAGGGATTACTGCTTCCCCGCCCATTAACATTGCAGGATAAGCATCACCATCTGAAGGATTTCCTGGAACAAATCCACCTGTTGCCATTCCTGGTAGTAACAATTGACCACTTGCTAATTCTGCTGCTGCTGCTTTTTCAACTGAACCTAGCACCCCGCCAGCACTAGTCATTTGACCCATATTAATTTTAGCAAGATTATCTATCATTATTACAAGTGCTGCATTAAGTTGATCAATTGACGCAACATTTGTCATTATACCTTCATTAAAGGCATCAGTTGCAGTTTTTGCTGCAATAGATGTTGGAGTTAAAAGATCTTTCCATTTCTTAGTTCCATCAATAATACCTAGTAGGCTGTAACCTACCTTCATTCCCTGTCCCATTAAGTTTGCAAGCAAACCAGTTATCATAATAATTGGTCCAGCAAGTACACCAAGTGTGAGTAGAATACCAAGACCTGATTTGATTGGTCCTGGCAATTTATTAAAGAAGTCTGCAATCTTTTGACCAAAATCAATAATTTTTGTTCCAACTTCAAGAATCTTTTGACCGATTGGATATAAGTCTGCTTTTAATGTTTCAATAGCTCTTTGCCATTTAGCAGTTGTAGATTGTGTTGCTTGAGCCATTTCTTGACCCGCCAAAGTTGCAAGTTGTGCATTTGTAGCACCAGCAACCTTCAAAGCATTTTGAGTTTGAGATCCAACTTTTCCAAAATTATCAAGAAGTGCTGAAACACGAGCAAATTGAAATTTACCAAATAGTTTTTCAATAAGTTGTTCTCTTGCCAATGGTGCTAGTCTAACAAGACTTGATTGCAAAGCTTCAATCATTTGTACTGGTGTTCCTGCATTTTTAATTGTTGCAAGATTGATTCCAAATGATGCAAATTCTTTTGTTGCTGCAGATGTAGGGGCAATAATAGATGCCATAGCAGACTTTAATGCGTTAGCAGCCTGTGCAGCTGGAACACCTGCTTCTTTCATAGCAAGCAACATAACAGCAGTATCTTTATATGTTCCACCTAATTGTGCCATAATTGGACCAACACGTGGAATAGCATCTGTCATATCAGAAAGAGACATTGTTGTTTGTTTCTGCATAGATGACAAGAAGTTAACAGCATTACCTAAATCTTGTGTACTTACTTTATAAACATTTTGCAAAGATACAATTGCTGCAGTTGCTTGTGTAGCATCAATAGCACCTAGCTTTGAAAGTCTTTGTGTTTGAGTAGTTATATTAAGAAGATTTTGACCTTGAATACCCATAGCAGCAAAATTAGCTGCAACTTTAACAGTTTCTGATTGTGCAATACCCATCTGTTGAGCAATATTTTTTCCAAGATTAAGAACTTGACCAGAAATTTGATTAAGTTGTGCTTGGCTTGGAGGAGTAAGACCTTCACCATAAAGTCTTTGTAATCTTGTTAATTCTGTATTTACTGCTTTAAATGCTGTAACTGCTTGACTGCCAAAAAGAATAGCTGGCATTGCAAGACCAACAGTTAACTGACGACCAGCCCACTGTGTATTTTTACCAAAGTTAATAAGCTGTGTAGATCCTTCTTTAACAGCAAGATTATAAATATTTTGTTTTGCTGCTGCAATTTCTGTAGACTTTGAAAGCTCATCAATCTTTGTTGGTGTGTAAACACTGTATACACCCTGCTTTGTAATGTCTGTCTGTATAATAGAATTATTTAATTTAACTTGTTCTACTGCTAGTGCCTGTACAGATTTTTGTGCAGATGCAGATCTTCCAGTTATAATTCCAAAATACTGACCAAGACTTAATTTACCAGATTGGAGGGCTTGTCCAAATTTTTGTGTTTCTGATGTAAGCTGTACTGTTTGTTTTGTAAAATTACCACTTGACACTAAAGCATTAGAAAATTCATTTTGAATATTCTTTAATTGATTTGCCATTTCTGGTTTAAGACCAACACCAGCTACACTTTTTTGAAGGAGTTCAACTTGTGCTTGAAGGGCTTTAATCTGGGTATTTACACTTGAGAAGTCACCCAGTGCGACTATCTTAAGTTCAATATTTGCCATATGTTATTCCCCTAATTGCATGAAGCCTAATCCTTCATTTATTCCAAAACCTTCGCTTTGAGCATTTCTAGCATTCATCAAACTTGAAACATCTTCAGGTTCTTTTTCTGCCTCATCAAGATCAATTCCTTGCATTGCTGCTAAGAACTTTCTCTCACGATGCTCTCTATCTCTAGAGGCATCTAATGTTGCCATTAATTCCTCTAATGATAAATTACTTTCAAGCTCATCATAGTTTTTCCAATGACCGAGCAAGAAAACTTCGGACTCAAGGGAGGCTAGATCTAGTTCGTCCCAACTAGAGCTGCTCCCAGAAGGTTTGGGTCATTAAGTTTTAAGCCCCCGCAAACTTCAAGAATCTTCATCATTGTTGGAGTATCAATGATTTCTTCAAATTTATCTTTATCTTCTGCTAGAGGTGACTTCACTGCTTCCAAGCACACCATTGCTGCTTTAATAAAAACTTCCATTGCTGCTTCTTCTGATTCATTATCAGGAAGCTCCATTTCTTTAATAACAGCCATAAATTTCTTAAGCTGTTTAATAGGTAGCGGTTTTAGAATGACGTTTGTTCCGTCACTCAATTCAATCTCTACTACATCATATACTGTTGTTGCCAATTTATATCTCCCTTGTTTATTAGTTAAATTATACCAAGATTGTTTGTATGAGCAAATTCAAGACCCCGCCATTTCTGACGGGGCTTGAAATTCTATATTAAGTTGTATTTAGTTATTAGTTAACGCCGAATACACGGTCAATAACAACACCATATTCTGAACCTGCATAAGCATAAGCAGAATCTGGTAGGCAACGGAAGTTCACTGGGAACACTGTTGCTCCATCACGCTTCAAAGCATGCATTGTTGTATCAATTGAAACAACACGACGTGCCACGTAGACACGCTCTTTGCTACGGTTAATGCTAGCATAAGAAGACGCTGCATTTGGAGTGATTACTGTTGAACCAGTTCCAACTGTTGGATCTGCGAACTGAGCGGATGTACCAATTTGCTGTGGAGCTTGTCCAACTGCAATTATTACACGCTCTACTGGAGCATCACCAAGGGCACCTGCTGCAATATTTAATGCTGCTGCTGGGTTATCGTTAGTTCCAATTGTTGCATCATTGTTTACCAATGCAGGGACTGATGTAACTGTGCTTGCAGTAGTAGCTGCGAAGTAAGTATCCATTTGACCCCATGAGAACTGTAGGTTTTCAAGAGTTGCTTCTGCAAGCTCTGTCTTAAGGAGAACCTTAAGTGATTGCTTGAACAGACGAGCTGAATCTAGAAGTTGATCAACTACTACATCACCATATGTTGGTTCGTATGAAATCTCAAGTCCTGTATTTGTGTAGCCTACTTCACGATATCCGCCGTTAGCTCCTCCTGCTGATGCGAGAAGACTCTGACGTGCGGGTGTGCTTGCTGCAAAAAGAGAACCAAGGGTTGTTGAATCTGTAGCTGGACGACCAAAAGTATTAGAGCTGTTACCAACGCTAGTAAAGAGTGCTGCTGCACCTACGATTACGTTTTTTGTATTTGTAGCCATTTATTTATTTCACCACCTTATTTATTTTTGAATTAAAAACAAGATGACAACTTGCTTCCTCATACAAAATCATATCACTAAAGAGATATAATTCAAATTTTAGATATATCTACCTGTATTATTAGGTCCTTGATCTACCGAGCGTGTATACGTGTATATAAAGGAGAAGTCTCCGCTCATAAACCCGCCTTCATCTATAAATGGTTGAACAGGGTTTGCTGATTCTATCCTGAAATTAAAGAACTTAAAAGGACTATTATTTGACTGTGCTAGGCTATTTACGTCAAGTGCAGATAGATCATATCTTCTAAAAAGATCTGTTAGAAAGTTAATGATTGTCAATATTTCAGAATTACTTCTTGATATTATTTGCATGACCATAGTTTCTTCTGAAATCCACCATTGTGGCCCGACTGGTTTTTGAATAATATCGTAAGTCATATATGTTTTCCCAGGGAGCAAATTATTAAATTCTGGAACTTGTTGGGAAGGAATAATAGGGACTAGTGGATAGTTAAATCCGTCAGCCATATAATCTTTAGAATTTAATAGACCTGCATTTTGTAATTCCGTCCATATAGCATTTCTTACATCAAATGCTGCAACATATGAATAATCTACTGTCATTTAATATTCGCTCCTTTATCAAACTTTTCAGCAACACTTTCTACTGCTGCTCTAACCTGCGTGACCCCATAATTATTTGAACTCATGACTATTGACACTTCATCAGATATCATCTCATATAGTCCAGAGGAATCCATAATTGCACCTGCATTTTTAGTATACCATTCAACTATATATGATGCGAATGCATTTTTTGTTTTTAGTCCTCCTGGATGAAGAATCTTTATTTGTGTTCCTGGGGCTATAAAAACTATTCCGTTATTACCAACAATTGATAAAACTCTTTTTGCAGTAAATGAGACTGGAGTTCCTGCTTCCATAACCTTTGCTTTATTGGCAAAAATACTTTTTCTTGATACTGCTTTGCCTGTTCTGCCAGGGATAAGTAATTCTTTATTAATGGGTACTGGCATTTTTGATGGCAAAAAGTTTGTAGTTATTAAAAGATTTCCATTTACAAGTAAAGATCTTTCCAGAACAAAAAGTCTTCCTGTTTTATTACCTATTTTACCCCACTCATAAACATGATGCATTTTCTTAGGATTTGCTCTTGCATAGTTATCTGCAGCAATCATAAATCTTTCGCCAGTTATTGAAAATGTTGCACGAGATATTGCTCCAACTACTCCAGGACCAGTCATTTCTTCTAGGCTAGCAACAAATTCATTTAAGTCTGCTTTTAGGTTATTGGTATCAATCTCAAGCTTTAGTGTCATCTTGCATCTCAGATCTTAGAAGAATTGTGTCATAGAATGTTATCTTGCCAAAAGGGTCAAGAACTGCATGTGATGCTGTGACTTCAAACTTAGTATCTGGTTGATCAATTTTATCTATTTCAACAAAAACTTGACGGTTGTCACTAGTTCTAATATTCTCAATACGCCAACGCTTACTCATAAGCTCTAGCGAATACATCTTTAGCTGTATCTTCTCATCATAATCCATATCAGAGGTTCTTGCAAAAGCTTTATTATCACCTTTTGAAGATGCTCCACGACTTTTAATAGGCTCTATTTTACATTGAATAGTTTTAGCATAAAGCCATTCACGCTTAATTGCACCTGTATTTGGATCTTGAACATTTTGCTGAATATAAACATCAGCTTTCATATTCATAGTTGTCCCAATAAACGAAGTATCTATTCCATTAAACATTATATTATAACAATATTTGCTTTACGATATTGATCAAGAATGTTATCTACCATAACATTTCCTGTACCGTTAAATGCTCCCGCAGCCATTCTAAGTGTAATTTCACTAAGAGTAACTTGAGACAAATATTTGTTTCTCCAATTATAGTCTTTAGCCAAAATATCTTGTTGCAGTAGCATTGATGCTAACTTGATATCTTCTGGTACATACTTATATCCAATTTCACCTACGAAGCGATAAAGATATCTGTCCCTGAATCTTCCATACTCATATATGGTCGGATCCATCTGATTATCCCACCCATTTGCCCAACCAGGCCACCAGATACGAATTTGATATCCTGTTGGACTAATTTCAGTATTATATCCAAAAGTATTATAGGTTGGTGTTTGAGTGTTATCAAAAACTAAAATTTCATTTTCATAGATTTGATCTAATGAAAGCATTTTTTCTGTGAGTTGGGTGGTATTAGCACCAATTCCATAAATCTCTTGTCCACCATAATACCTATAGAATTTAATACCAGTATATCCTTCAATAATGGTTCTAGCCATTTTTTCAGTTTTTACAATTATTGATGGATCCATATAATTTGAATCAGTTTCAACA